GATCCCGGTCGGGGTCCAGCGCTCGACGTCGGTCACAGCAGGATCCCGACGACGATGGCCCAGCACAGGGCGACAACCACGAACACCAGGGCGGCGTCGAGGGGGAGCCACCGATAATTGTGATTATCAGGGACTGGCTGGTCCGGGCCCGTCCCGGCCGGCGCCCAGCGGGCCGTCCCGTGTTCCGGATAACTGTTCCTATCGGCGGGAACCTCCTCACGGTTTGCGCCCGCCGGAATCGCGGTCACGACGCCGCCCTAGGCGATAGGAGACGGTCGACGTCGACCCGGCGGAACCGGAGCACGGCGCCGATACGCACCGATGGGAGGCGACCGGTTTTCTCCCACCGCCGCACCGTTTTGGCCGACACCCGGGCCAGGTCGGCCACCTCGTCGACGGTCAGGAACTCCTCGAAAGTTGGCATCGCCGACCACCATAGCCCACCCACGGACAGGATATGTCCATGCCTGTCTCAGGTGAGGAGCCGTACCGCCAGGTAGGCCAGCTCGGCCAGGGCGACGGTACCGGCCGCTATCGACACCCAGGCCAGCAGGATGAGTAGCCGCTGGGTGCGGTCGGTCAGTGGCCGGCGCCGTCGTCGCCGTTGGCCGGCAGAGCGTTGATGACGATGGCGACCCCGCCGAGCAGGCCGAGCACGGCGAGCAGGTCCGACGGTACGTCGCGGTTCAACACGAGCACGATGACAGCGAGGGCGAGCACCGCGGCGCCTATCACGATCTCCAGCCACAACCTTTTCACCCGCCAAGGCATCAGGACTCTAGAAACGGTCAGGTCGCCCCAGATACGGCGCCGAGCCGAAGGCGTGGACGCCGCCGTCGGAGGAGTGCAACCAGTACCCGTCGACGCCGTGGCCGGCGATCCCGACCACCTCGCCGGTCAGGATGTCAGGCGAGTTAGCGCCGCCCTTGTATTGGGCGTCACCGAAGGCGTTGACCGCCCCGTCATGGGTCACACACCAGTAGCCGTTCCCGGTGCTGGTAGCTGCAATCATGTTTCCCCCTCGAAAGTCGGTCGTGGTGGGCGGGGCGGCCGGCAGGTTGCCGCCGGCCATGAGCAGCACCTGGTCCATGGGGAATCCGGGCCCGCAGTCGGTGTGTCCGCCGCCCCAGCTGCCGAGGTCGACGTGCTGGCACACACCCCGCCCGGAGCCCTGCGCCTGGGCCGGGGTGAGCTTGACCAGCGGTACCCCGAACGCCGCGGCCTCCTCGGCCAGCCACGCCGCGATGTTGGCCAGCATGGGCATGTGCCGGTTCCACGTGGCACCATCCCAGTGGGCGAACCCGCACGCCTCGATGCTCACCGCTACCGGGTTGGCGTTGCCTTGCGTCCAGGCTTTGTCGGCCCGTTTCACATAGACACCGATGGTGTTGGCCTTGTCGTCGGCGCCGGCATGGGAGGACACGGCGTTGGCCGGGTTGGCGAACCAGTTGCCCAAGGACTCGATGGTGGTAGCACCCTCGGCGGTGTGGACCACCAGGAGGCGCACGGCGGCGCCGCCGCGCGAGCTGTACGACGGGGACGGCATCGCCACCCGGGTGAGAGGCACTATTGGGCGTCCTGGTCGTAAGGCCCGCGCGGGGTGTCAGGAATCCGCTCGGGATGGACCGGCTCCCGGTCGAGGTCGCGCGCCGGTTCGGGCCAGGTCACCGCGCGGTCGAAGCGCTCGCGGGGCACGATCTTCTCGGGGTCGGGCATGGTGTCCTGTTTTAGCCGCGCTGGCCGATCATGCGAAGCAGGGCGGCCACCGCGATCACACCGACCTCGACGAGCAGGATGACGGTCTGGGTCGTGGTCACGCCGGCGCCCGGGCCGCCCGGTACAGGAGCTCGGTGCCGCACACCCCGCACACCACCCGCCACTCTTCGGTGTCGTCGGGTTCGGCCACCTCGATGTCTATGCCCTCATTGGCACAGTCGGTCGTGTCACACGTCACGATCATGGGCGGATTCCCTTCTGTCAGGTGGTGGCGGTGGCATACCAGTAGCAGCCGATAGTGGACGCCCCGACGGCGACGGTGCAGTAGCCGCGCATCTGAAACGACGCGGCGCCGTTGACGGTCACACACGCCCAGATATTGGCGGTCGTAGGCCCCACCGTCAGGATCACCCCGATGGGGGCGACCGAGAACCGGCCGGCCGGGAACGTCACCGTGGTCACCCCGGAGGAGGTGGCGCTACCGGGAAACACCAGCCCGGCGTTACCGGCGGCCTGGGCCGGCGGTACCGGCACCAGCGCCACCCACGCCCCGGCCTTACGCAGCCACATGACCTGGGCGTCGACGGTGTAACACAACGCGCCGTCGTGGGGGGTCGGCCACTGGGCGTCGCGCGCCGCGGCGTTGTCGTAAACCTGGGCGGTCTGGTCGAAGGTGGTGTTACCCCATACGGAGGCGATGGTGTCGCCCGGGTTCACGGTGAGACGCCCGGTGGACGCTCTCGGGGTGGCGGTGTCGGTCATAGGGGCCTCCTCACGGTACGGGGCTGGCGGCGCAGTACTTGTCGAGGGTGTGGGTGGTCTGCCACGAGGTGGCGGTGAGACGGTGGTCGGATTTGGCCACCCGGTAGGTTTTGGTGGTGCCGTCACCGTTGTTCACGGCCACGGTGTCGGTGGGGGCGAACGTGTGGGCGTAGGGGTCCCAGGTCGCCGAGCTGGGCCCGCCAGTCGGCCCGGTGCGCCGCCCCGACTGGACATCGATCGTGGATAGCAGAGGTTCGGTGGCGTCCGATCGCGACGCGGTCAGATTGTTGAGGGTCGCTACCGCGCCGGCGTGCTCGGGCCCGACGGGCGAACCGTTGATGTTGCCCCACATGCGCATACCCAGCGGGCCAACCATGCCCCACGACTGCTCGTTCGGCCCGTTGTAAACCACCCACGAGGTGGTGGTGCCGTCGGCGCCGGCGGTGGCCACGAACTGGGCTTGAGACATTACGAACCCGGCGGCCGCGGTGACCGGCGGGCCTGCGATGATCTGGGACCGGTCGAGGGTTCGGGCGTTGGCGGTCTCCCAGCGGGCGTAATTCAAGACGAGGCTCCCGGGGCCGCCGGCGCCGCCGGTGGCCGACATCCATGCCACCCCGAGCGGGGCGGCGGCGCGAACGACGGCCAGGAACGCCGGGTAGCCGTTGGTGTTGGCGTCGATGGTGGTGGCGGTGACCAGCTGGGTTTGGGTGGCGGCGGCTCCGGTCACGGTAGGCATGTACAGGTAGCCGGTGTTCAGCGTCGACACGATGGCGGCCATCCGGGCCGAGACCGACTGTGACGGGTAGCCGGTGTCGTTGCGCTCGGCGGTGAGACGGGTCGGCCACATGGTGCCGGTGAACACGCAGTCGGCGCCGGCGGGGTCGCCGGGGGCGACCAGACCCCTAGTGAACGAGTCATAGAACCAGCACCAGCACGCCCCGGTGGGGGCGTAACGGGCCCACACGGCCCCTTGCTTGTCGAGCTGGTCCAGGGCGTGGGTGGGGTCCCACAGCCGTACCGTGGCGGTGCCGGGCTGGATGTCGCCGCGGAACGTGCCGTCGCCGAGGGTGTGGGAGTCGGTCGACCAGACCGCCTCCACCACCATGGCGGTGAGGTCGTGTTGGACGGCCGATTGTTTTTGGTACCACCACCGCCAGTCGGACCCCCACCCGCCGCCGGGTGGGACGCCGCCGCCCCATTCCGCGCCATCCCATTTGGCGGAATCCCAAACGAAAGACATATGTTTACCGGCCGGCGAACAGGGGTCGCAGCTCGGGGCGTACGTGGCGGCGTTGGTAGTCCCTGAGGGCCTGGTAGACCACCTCGGGCAAGTCGGCGCCGGGAGTAGCGTTCACGGTGATAAACACCGGGGCCGGCGCCGGGCCACCGCCACCTCCGGGCAGGCTGAACGGGTTGATTTTCGAGATCAGCCCGCCGGCGCCCTTGGGGATCTTCCCGAGCCAGCCGAGAGCGTCGGACACGGCGTGGCCAACCTCCTCGAGGGCTTTTATCACGTCGTGGATCACGTTCTCGACGGTCCGGAAGTTGGTGATGAGCAGGCCGAGCGGGCCCAGCATGACGTCGACGATGATTTTCCAGTGGGCCAGGATCCAGGCCCCCAGGTTGCGAAGCCACGCCCACGCCTCCGACACCCACGTGACGACCTGCTTCCAGTGCATGACCATCAGCACCAGGGCGATTATCAGGGCCTCGACGGCGACCACGATGACGCCTATGGGGTTGGCTTCCATGGCGATGTTGGCGATCTGCTGGGCCACCGCGTACGCCTTCATGACCCCGACGGCCACCAGGACGGCGCCGGCCAGCGCCGCCACTATCGGGGTCAACGTCTTGATGAGTGAAGTGTTGCGGGACATCCAGGCGAACAACGGCTGCAGCATCGCTAAGAGCTTGGTCAGGGCCGGGAGGAGGGCTTCGCCTACGGCCACTTTGGCCTGCTCCATCGATTCTTTGTAGCGGGCCATCTGACCGGCGGCGGTGTTGCCCATGGCGTCGGCCTGGCCTTTGACCGCCTTGGACAGGTTCTCCATGATGGCGGTGGCGGACAGCTGGTGGCCGGACATGTCCTTGGTGGCTATCCCGAGCTCTTTGGCCGTGCGGGTGTTCCCGGCCTGAATGCTGTTGAGCATCTGGGCGGCGTCGGCGACGCTTATCCCTTTGAAGGCGGCGAGGTCTTGGGCGGTGGCCAGCTCCTCCTGAGCTTTGGAAGCTGAGTGGGTGGAGGCGACAAGCTTGGTGTAGGCGGCGATGTTGTCCTCGGCGGACTGGCCGGTGCGCCGGCTCGAGGTGTCGATCTCCTCGAGGGCGGAGTTCATGCCCTTGGTGGAGACGCCGGCGTCCTTGTACGCCTGGGCCAGCTTGGCCACCCCGGTCTCGTGTTCGGAGGCGGCTTTGGTGGCCTCGCCCAGACCGGCCAGGATCGCCCCCGCCGCCGCGATGGCGCCGACTTTCATGGCCGAGAACGAGGCGCCCGATTTCTCTTTGACCTTGTCGAAGGTTTCCAACGCCTTCTCGGCGGTGGCGACGATGTCGACGTTGAGAACCGCGGCCTTAGCCATCAGTCACTCTCCAGGATGACGTCGATGAGGGTGGCCAGGTCGGCGGGGTCCTCGTCCCACAAGACGCTAGGGGCGATCCCGGTGCGCACGGCTAGCGCGGCGATCAGCCGGCCGGGCCCGGCCCGGTAGGGTCCACCGTCTCCACCGGTGTCTCGTCGCGCGGTGACACCTCGACGGTTTGGGCGTCGAAATCGGCCCAGCCCATCTCCAGGCGGCCGGTACGGGTCAGATGGGCCCACGCCTGGGCCCGCACGAACCCCAACGGGTCCCGGGCCGCGTCGGTGGTACCCAAGGCGATCATGCCGCGCCTCATGTCGCGCTGATCGGCGGCGATGTCCTCGAACACCCGGCCATCATCGAAAAAGGCGACGAGGTGAAGAATGTGGATGCGGGGATCGGAGGCTTCGACCGCCTCGGCGAAACGGTCACGTATCTCGGTGGTGGTCATATCCGCCCCGCCGCCTTGTCGATATCGGCCTGGACGGCCTCGGCCGCCTTGTCGAGCGGGCGGCGGTCGCGTAGCCAGGTGGCGACCAGCCACGGCCGGCGCCTGATGCCGTGGGCGGGCCACCCCCAGTGGATAGGGGCGGCGTAGGGGGTTTCGGCCACGATCCGTATCCGGTTACCGCTGGCGGGTAGCGCCCGGTGGGAGCCGGCCAAGTGGCCGGTGGCGCGCGGCGCGGCGGCGGCGGCCACGGCGACGAGTTCGCGGGCGGCGGCGTCGAGGGGTTGGCGCGGTTCGTGCAGCCCGGCCCGGATCTCGGACAGGGCGGCGTCGAAGGCGGCGGCGTTGGTGACCTTGACCTCGAACCCGTCGGCCATCAGGCGGGCGGGGCGACGGTCCGCTGACCCTGGATGGGCCACGTGAATTTCGACTGCACTATCGAGCCGGCGGCGAGGGTTTCGGTGTCCCACCCGTCGACGATGCACGTGCCGGTGATCGTCGGCCCGGTAGCCCCGATGGGCAGGAACTCGAACGGGAGCTCCTGACCCTGGTTGGTGTTCACGAAGTAGAAGATGCCGGAAGGGTCGGACAGGTCGAGGACGGCCACCCCGTCGAGCGCCCACGAATAGGTAGCGGAGGCTTGGACGACGTCGCCGGTGAGCACGGTCACCGGGCTGTCGCGCGTCACGGTCTGGGGGGTGCCGATCTGTGATACCTGGGCTTCCATGGCTATCCCGGTGGCGGTGTCGCCCAGCTTGAGGGTTCCGACCAGCTTGTTTATGACGGTGGGCATCTGTTACTCCTTCAGGCTGGCGGGCACGGCGGCCAGGGCGACATCGAGGCGGTAGGCCGGCCAGGTCTCGTTTTTGACCGTCACCGAGCTGGCGGTGCAGGTGAGCTCGGCCCACGTGATCGGGGACAGGGCGGCGTAAATCTGGTCGAGGGCGGCGGCGTCGCCGGCCAGGTTGTCGACCCCCCTGACCGGGATGTAGTACACGTAGAAGACGGTGGTGACCGCGCCGGCGAGCGGGCCTCCCAGGTCGGACACCGTCCCTATCCGCACGTAGACCACCGGGGGGGTGATGTCGCCGTCGCGGACCGCGACTCTCAGCCCGGCGGCCTCGAGGGCGGCTACCAGGTCGTCTACCGCGGCGGAGACGGTCACGCTATGGCCACCGTGCCGCGGGCCAGGATCCCGAGGGCGACACGCCGGTAGTAGGGGCTGGCTATCGGGTTGAGCGAGTCGAGCCCTTCGGGCCGGTTTCGGTTCTCGTACCACCACTGGCCGAGCAGCAGGACGGCCTCGAACTGGCCGGCGTCGGACACCCCCGCTATGGGGTCGAGCCCGACCACCGCCACCGCGTCGGCGGCGGCGGCGGCGTTAGCCGACGACACCCGCCCGGCGTCGTCGCCGGTAGCCAGACCGAGACGGTCGGCCAGGTCGGCGTCTGTCGGCCAGCCCGAAGCTGCCACTACTTGCGGGCCGCCTTGGGGGCCTGCTCGGCGTTGTCGCTGTCGCGGGTGACGCCGCCGGCCTCGGCGGTGATCGGGGTGGTGTTGGTGATCACGTGGATACCGCCGGGGTACTGGGCCCAGAACCCGACCCCGGAGTATTTGGTGAGCTGCAGGACCTTGACGTTTTCGGTGGTCGAGCCGGCGGTGGTGGTCGACTCGAAACGGAAATTCATTACCGGGGTGGCGAACGCCGCCGCCGAGTTGCGCGACTGGTCGAGCACCAGGGTCTTGGTGGCCGGCATATACGGGCCGGGCCACAACGGCACGCCTTGCACCTCGGCCGCGGCGTAGGCCACATCCGAGGAGCCGGGGGCGTTGACGCGGGGCCCGTAGGGGAGGAGACCGCGGCCGGTGGTGTCGTTGGCGGCGGCCGCCGCCTCATACTCTTTGGTGGCCGGGAGGGCGTCGGTGGAGGTGTACAGGGTGCCGGCCGCCATGGCCGCGAACAGGGCCCGCAGAGACGATATGAACCCGAGCCCGTCGGCGTAGGTCGAGGACCAGGCCGTCGAGTTGGCCGGCAGGGTAAAGAAGGCGGTGGCCCGGGTTTCGACGTCGGCCAGCCACGCCCGGTCCATGGCATCCAACGCGATGCGGTCTATGGCCGGGTTCGAGCCCATCAGCAGCTTCCTAGAGAACTGATAGGACCCTTCGACCTCCACGATGGTGACGGTGTCGTTGGTGGTCGTGATCGTGCCCGGGGCTATCGGGGTGACCTCGTCGGCCGGCAAACCGGACAGGCCCGCCTCTGTCGCCGTGCGGGGCACCTCGAGCGTGTTGAAATCGGGGGTGCCGTACTTGGCCACCACCGACCACAGCGGGGCCTTGGCGCCCAGGAGGGGCACGTAGCGGCCGGGCAGCCACCGTTGCGGGGTCAGCGCCGGCATGTTGGCCGACTCGCCGACCGCGGCGGCCACATCGGCCGGCGGGGCCGAGAACCGGAGCAGACCGGCCCGCAGGTAGGCGGGGTCGTCGGCCATGGCCTGGGCCCGCCGCCACCGCTCCGCCTCCACCGACCCCGGGTTCTCCATGGTCGCCCAGGCGTCACGCACGAACGACGGTCCGCCGGCCTCGCAGGCCACGGCGTACGGGTAGGGGTCGCGCACGACCGCCGGGCCCGGCGTGGCGGCGGCCACCGTGGCCGCCGGGGTCGGGACGTCCGGGGCGGCGGCTTCGACGGCGGGCGGGGCGGTGTCGGTGACGGTCATGGGTTCCTCTTCTCCGGTTGAAACAATTTCTCGGGTCGAAACGATGGAAACAGGTGGGGCGGTGGCGGCTACGGCGGACACCCGGGCGGCGTCGAACGCCGGCTCTGACAAGAGGGCTACGTGGCGGCCCCTAGCGGCGGTGACCCACGTACCGGTGTCGGTGTCATCGGAGGCGCCGATATCGGCGGCGACGGACAGACCGTCGCGCAGCCCGTCGGCCGCCTCGGCCAGGATGGCGTCGCCGCGGTCGCCGGCCGGCACCCGGAACGTGGCCTCCAACCCGTCGGCGGTGTCGGTCGACGACTGGTAGACGGCGACGGGCTGGGCCGGGTCGTGATCCAAAACCAGCTTCGACCGGTCCGACAAGGTCAGGCTGCCGCGGGCGAAAGCCACGTTCTGGCCGGTCGACACCCGGGCGTAAGTACCCCACGGCACCACCAGCCCGGTGATCGTGCGGCGCTGGGTGTCGGCGGCCAGACGGGCCGGCGGGGCGCTGGTGACGATAAGCATTCAGGGACCTCCCGGTACGGGTGCCGGTACCCCCGGCGGGCGTGGGGCCGTCGGCGCCGGCCGAGGTGGCGTTACGGGTGCCGGCGCCGGCGGCGGGAGTACGACCGTCGGCGGCGGCGCCGGCGGCAGGTCAGGCATGCGGAAATCGAGGTCGAGTTGTTCGGCGAGGGCGTCGATCATGGCCGGCTCGGCCCCGGCCTTGAGCGCCCCAACCATGATCTGGACCCGCTCGAGCATGGATATGCGGGTGAATTCGTCGCGGTTGAACTGCACGTACTGGCCGCGGGGGGTCACGTCGTTGGCGCTGAGTCTGCCTTCGATGGCCCGCAGGTAGGCATCCAGGACGTCGTCGAGGAAGGCGCCCCGGTAGTCGGCCTGGTTCGTATAGACGTAGCTCGAGCTGGAGCCCATGGCGGCCGACACCAGGACAGGGTTCACCCCGGCGAGGCGGGCGAGCTGGGTGGCCATGTACTGGCGGGCTTCGATCTGTTGCTGATCGGCCGGGGAGTGGCCGAGGGTGCGGGCCTCGAGGTTTTGTGGGGTGTAGGCGGTGGCGCCGATCTGGCGGGCCGCTTTCCAGTTGGCTACCAGCTCCTGGGCCGCGGCGACCGATAGGGGTTCGCCGGCGGTCTGGTGCAGATCGACGTTGGGGAGCGGTTCGGCCGCCGCGGTCGCCGCTCCTGTCTCCAGGGCGAGGGCGGCGGTTATGACCTGGCCTCCGTAGTTGCATATCCCCTCGTGGGCCCCGTTGATGACGATGACGTCCTCGCCGGGTATCTCCTGGCCCATGTAGAACACCTGCACCCACGGCACGAACCCCCACGCCATGGCCTCCGGCTGGTAGACCAGCTCGCCGGGCATCACCCTTCGGAAGGCGACAGGGAACCCGGTCGAGTCGCGGGCGAGGACCACCAAAGTGCATTTGCCGTTGAAAAACAGGTCGTCGATCACCCACGACCAGAACACGCTCGGCGGGATGGCCGGCGCCGGGTCGGGGTTCTCGCACCACCCCGGGTCTATCTCGACGTCGTCGTCACCCCCGGTGGGGTCTTTGCGGTAGCGCTCCAAATCCATGGAGGCGACCCCGCCCGCGAGCTGGGCCCGGATGTACGACAGGGTCGGTACGGCCATGGCGGCCGAGCGGGTCACAGCCGAGGTGTAAAAGAAGCTCCAAGGGTCGGTGCCGTTCGAGGCGGCCACCCGCGACGCCGGACCGTCGCCGCCGGCGGCCGCCTCGAGGTCGGCGACACGGGCCCGCAGTTGGCGGGCGCGCGAACCGAACACGCGCCCACAGTGACACGCGCGCTAGCCGGTAGCAAGCATTACGGGCGGTTGTCGCGCGGTCGGCGCCCGCTGCCATGCCCGTGGTGGCGAGCATGGCACGGCCGGCATAACGCGATCAGCTCACTATCGTGCTCGGCGCCGACATGGGCGTAACTGTTGTGATGCACCTGAGTCGCTGGGCGCCACCCGCACATTTCACAACGCGGGTGGCCGGTCAGATAGGCAGCCCGGCGCGGCTCCCACGCCTGCACCGAGCGGGCCCGGGCCACCCGCACGACCAGCGGCCGCCGGTCGAACCCGTCAGGATCGAAGAGGGCTAGCTGGATAGCCTCGGCAGGGTCCGGTAGCGCCGGGCCCGGTACTTGTGTTGGTCTCATAACCCCAAATACTAAAGCAGGCGCTACCGGATTTAGCCACTGTTACCGCGGCGGTCGTTCGCCCCAGTACTCCTCAATCCGTCCCAGGACACCCCAGTCCGCCCCAACACCAAAAACGCTGGTCAACACACCCGGCGCTTACGCACGCTTACGCACGCTTACAACCGTTTACACGTGGGTCTTTGCCCATTCTGTAGCGCTCTGTATCACACTGTATTGATCTGTAGCAAGCATCAGCGGGCGACGGCGACGAAGGGGGCGGCGGGCAGCGGGTGGATGCGGGCGGCCCACGCCGCCAACGTGACGGCGACCAGCGGGCTGATGTCGCCCTCGGAATTGCGCCGCGACCACGCCCACCCGTCCGAGACGATGCGCCGCCCGGCCGACGCGATCACCGTGTCCAGCACGGCCTGGGCCCGGTGGGCGACGGTACCGGCGGTGACCTGGTCGACGAGGTCGGCGCACGCCCGGGCCATCTGGGCCCCGCCGGTGCGCAACACCTCCACCCCGACCGTCTCCAAGCGTTCGGCCAGAGTGCCGGCGGCCTGGGAGTCGGCCACCACCACACCCATGGGATGGGCCCGCCGCCACTGGCGTATCTCGTCCTCCAGCCAGGCCGAGCCGCGCCGGTAGCCGAGGACCTCGATCACGGTGCGGCCGTCCGCCGCCCGCCCGGCGCTGACGAGGGCGGCGTTGCCGCGGTCGGCGGATATGTCGAATCCGAGGGCTACCGGGGTGGCTCCGGTTTCGAGGTCGGCCAGGTCGGCCCAGGCGTCCAGGTCGAGCGAGAGGCCGAGCTGGCGGGGTCTCGGCCACACGTTGAGCACCGACCGCTCGAACGCGGCCACGTCGGACGCGCGTTCGAGGTCGGCGGCGAGGGCGGCTTCGCGGATGGTGTCACCCAGCGCCGGGTGGGCGGTCCACCAGGTTCTAGGGTCGCGCGGGTCGTAATCCGGGGCGGTGGCGTCGGCGCCCCACTCGAACAGGGCGACCCCGGGCCGGCCCGCGGCGAGCGAGGTTTCGGCCCGCTCCAGCCACCCGTCGAACCACGTCGAGGCGAGGGTGCCGCCGGCCGAGACGATCCACGTTTGGGCCGACGGCCTGGTCAGTTGCGCCGGGAACACCGCCAGCTCGATCCCCCGGCCGGCGTCGTCGTCGTGGGCCCACGCCTCGTCGACTATGGCGAGGTCGACGTTGGTGCCGTGCAACGCCGTCTCTATCGGCGGGAAGCACGTCGCCGAGCTCGCCCGGGCCGGCAGCTCGAAACTCTCGGCGCCGGCCCTCATCGACAGTTTCAGATGGCGGGCCAGCCCGGACGTCCTGAGTATGGGAAGCCATTCCCGGCGGAACGTCCGCCCGGCGTCGCCCCCGGACTGGGCGGTATACCAGTTCTGGGAGGCGGGCTGGCCGAGGACCCGGCGGGCCATCTGGGCCAGGGCGATAGCCGACTTCCCGGCCCGGCGGGGCACGTGCAACACCACGACGCCGTGGATCATGGCGCCGGTGTCGGGGTCGAACTCGCCGGCGACCTCGTTGACGGCCCGCTGCCACGCCTGCATGGGCCGGCCGAACAGGGCCTGGCCGACGGCGTCGACCGCCGGGCCGAACGTCGGGGCGCCGCTAGGTTCGGTCGCCAGGCGCGGCGGGACCCGTAGCCGCTGCCAGTAGCTGGTCGAAAGCATCGGTTTGCGGTCCCCCCGTGCCGCGCAGTCTGGCCTCGAGCTCGCCGGTCAGGCGCAGCGCCTGGCCTTCGTTGAACTCCATGCCCTCGGCGCCGCGCAGCTCGTCGCAGCGGTCCGCCGAGGTCCGCAGGAGGGCTACCAGGAGATCGTCGACCGGTTCGAGGCGCCCACCCGATCTCAGCGCCTGGATCGTCCCATCGCAGGAGCGTCTTACCCGTTTCACCGGACGTCTGGCCGTCATCGGACCCCATTGTGGCCGGTCGGGCCGGTTTTGGAGAATGTAGGGGAGAGCGAAGCACTCCCGGGACCTTCACCACAAAGAAACGCGTCCGCGATTCCCGACTCAGGTTCGCCGCTCCGACGACCCCCAACCCAACCGTCGCTTGCCTCTCCACGACGCGCCTTCAGAACGATTGCAACTTCGATGAGCCGGGTGTACCCCACCACCCCCACCCCGTACGTGGTCAAGATCCCACGCCTCTGAACTACCGATGGCCACCCCGCACAGATGGCACACCACCATGCCCGTACCCACACGGGTAGCCCATGCGGTACGGGCAGCCCTATAGGCAGGCGTGCGGTACTTGCCAGCAGGAGCGACCATGAGCAGGGGGGATCATGTCACGGCGATGGGGTGGGTGTTTGTTCCTGATATCCGTGGGTTATCAGGACTAGCTATCATCCGCGGCTTTCGCCCGACGAAGCAGCTTCCAGGAGTAAGACTCCGAGCGGCCGACAGCGGTCGCTACCGCAGCGATGCCACCAGCAGCGTAAGCGTCGCGCACAGT